GACGACAAGGTGGAGCTCAATTTGAACGCCAAAGGCGGCGTTCTAAAGAAATTCTTTTCGAAGCTATTTAAGCGCTAGTCGTCAACGGTAAGAAGCATCTTGCCGGGATGACTACAGAAAGAAGAAGAGCCCCACGAAGAAAAATCACATCTATCGAAAAAACCGGTAGATGGGGGCAAGTTGTTTATAACCACAAGCTGAGCTGTGGACATGTTGACTCTCGCAAGCGTGCTGCTTCATCTGATGAAATAGCATGCATGTGGTGCCTTCGCGCAGAAGAAAAAGAAATAGAACTTAAGCAGTTGTCTGCTCCTCCGGTACAGAGCGTTTTTTACGACGACAATTTGGCTGCAGAAGAAACGCGCATTGAAAAAACACGAGCAGCCATTGCCGCGCGAATAGGTGTACCAATGGAGGCAGTTGATGTTGCCGCAGAAGATGTCAACGGAATACTTGTTATTCGCAGCGCAGTCGTGTATCTTTCTGCTCGCGATGTAAATCGCATTGCGGGGGAAATCTGACTCCCGTAGAAAAGGGAGGGATGATGCAAAATATTCGTCGTATCGACGAGATTCCACGTGGCGGGAAATGCACTGGACACGACCCAGGGATATGGTTTCCTATGGCCGACAAGTCTGAGCCAGGCAAGTTTTCCGAAAATTATCGCGAAGCAAAAATGCAAACAGAGCAGGCAAAACAGATATGCTCAACATGCAAAATCAAAGTGGAATGCCTGTCCTATGCCTTGTATCACGAAATGTTTGGGATATGGGGCGGTGCGACTGAACGTGAACGACACAAGATGCGTAGAGACTTAAATATCGTTCCCGTACCACGGATTCCAGTAAACCTACTATTCTCATCAGTTCAGAGTTCAAAGTGACATCAACAGTTCCATCTCCAGAAACAGAAAACTTCCTAGGCCTTTTAGATGGCGTAAGAAAGGCTGGCTCGGGATGGGTAGCGAGATGCCCATGTAGAAATGATGACTCAAATCCTTCACTTTCTGTTGGTCAAGGAGCTGATGGTCGAGTTCTAGTTACATGTCATCGCGGTATGTCGTGCAATGTTGAAGAGATATGCGCCTCGGTTGGGCTTCAGGTTTCTGACTTGATGCCGAAAAAGGACGAGTTTGATTCTCCATACAAAAACGAAACACGTATTTCATCGCCGCCAAAAAAGAATCAACCCACTCCCAAACAGGTAGCACCAAAGACACAGGAGCAACCTGTCAAACAAACTCTCGTGGCAACGTATGACTACACCGACGAAAACGGGAAGGTTTTATTTCAGAAGCTTCGCTATGTTGACGAAAATGGCAAGAAGACATTCCGCCAAAGAAAACCAGACGGTAAAGGCGGATGGGAGTACAGCCTTGGGGATATCCCAAAGGTCCTCTATAATCTTCCAGCAGTTGTATCAGCGAAGCAATACAACGCACCAGTATGGGTTGTTGAGGGCGAAAAAGACGCAGACACACTAATAGAGGCTGGATTTATTGCAACCACCATGCCTGGTGGCGCTGGCAAATGGCTTGACATACATACTGAACCACTTGCTGGTCTGGTGGTCGAAATTGTTGCAGACCGAGATGAAGTAGGGATACGACATGCCCTTGATGTCCGTAAAAAATTAACGGATGCTGGGTGCGACGCTCAGGTGTGGCTTTGCCCGTCACACAAAGACATAACAGACCATCTTTCCGCAGGTGGGCAAATAGAAGACCTTGTTGCCTACGAGGACGAACATCAAAGCGAATATCAAAGCGACTCTGACAGTGGATTCAACGAAGTCGTCATTGAAGACAAAGCCATAGACGAAGACTTGTCACCAGAAGCGCTTGCTCTAGCCAAGCTCAAAGAAATGCTTGAACGCGATGACCTTAATACAAAACAGAAAATCGCAAAAAGCAACCTAATACTCTCCACGGCAACAGTGTCATACTCTTTGGACACAGGACGCCTTGTTCACTGGAATGACTTCCTGAAAGAAACTGATGGCGACTCTTATGAATGGGTAATCCCAGGATTGATAGAAAAAGGTGAAAGAGTAATTGTTGTCGCCGCAGAGGGCGTTGGCAAGACGATGCTTGCACGACAGGTAGGTTTGCTTTCAGCCGCGGGAATTCATCCTTTTTCATTTCAACCAATGCCCCCAATCAAGACGCTCACCGTAGACCTTGAAAACCCAGACAGAATCATTAGACGCACTGGTCGTTCTATAGCAGCTCAGGCGATGGCACATGCGCGCGTATCGCGGCTTAACGCAGAACTGCTAACAAGGCCGTCTGGAATGGACCTGCTCAAGGCCAGCGACAGAGCGTTGCTTGAGGAAACACTGGACAAGGTTAAGCCGGAGCTCCTTGTTATCGGACCGCTGTACAAGGCTTTTCTAGACCCGGGCGGGAGAACGTCTGAGTCAATCGCCCTAGAGGTTGCTAAATATCTTGACACAATTAGGACCATCTATAAGTGCGCTCTATGGATTGAGCATCACGCTCCATTGGGCACCAGCATGACAAGCCGCGACCTGCGTCCATTTGGTTCTGCAGTGTGGTCTCGATGGCCAGAATTTGGCATCTCGCTACAACCAGACCCAACAGCACTAGGGGCATACGTTTACGATGTTCGCCATTTCCGTGGTGCTCGTGACGAACGCCAATGGCCGACTAAAATGAAGAGAGGCGTCAGATTCCCATTTGAGGTCATCGAGTGGTCTAAGGCTGTTAAATGAGCGACGAAAAATCTAAACCAATAACTACTAAAGAATTCCTCAATGAAAGGGATATGCGCATTTTTAAGATGCGTCAGGCTGGTACGTCTGTCAACGAGATAGCCAGAAGATTCGGCATATCTACCTCCTCTGTTTCGCGCTCAATACAGCGTCAGCTTGAGAAGATGAATAAAGAGGCCATTCTGGCCTACCCAGAGGTGCTACGAATGGAACTGGAGCGCCTAGACAACCTTCAGCAGGCTATCTGGCCCATGACGCAGCACAGAAGGGTTGTAATGGACGATGGCACGGAGATGCAGGTAGAGCCTGACCTAAAAGCGATTCAGCAGGTTCTATCCATAATGGACAGAAGAACAAAACTTCTCGGTATGGAGCAAACAAATGTCAACGTAAATGTTGACGGCAACATAAGTTCGCAAATTCGCGCAACAATTGCCGGACAGCCAGGGGTATCCACGCCCGCATCTGGATTTGATGCTGAGTCTGAAGCTAAGAAGCTTCTTGAATTAATGGCAATATCTGGAGTTTTGCCAGAAGAGACAGTCGCCTCGATTTTGGCAAATAATAGAGACACTGACGACGACATCATTGATGCTGAAGTAGTATCTGACTCGGAACAAGAGCCGATTTACAGGAACTTCAGCGAAGATGACACAGGACAATAGTCAAGAAGATAACGACAATATTCGCTCAGCTATGGACAAAGTAGCTGAAGGTATTGTCCCGACGGTTTCCCCCCTTATTGACCCATCTGATGGGCCAGCAGATAAACAGGTTCTAATTAGAACCAACGATTATGAGAGAAATCGCTGGAAAGATGCAGCATCGCTGGAACAGGTAACACTGTCGGCCTGGATTAGAAATGTACTGAATGCTGAGGCAAAGCGGCTTCTCGAATGCGACCACCCCATGAATATGATGCGTTTCTATCCGTGGGCAAAAATATGCACCAAGTGCGGAAACCGTCTCTAAACAAGCCCCATATCGGCCTAATGGTATTATTTATTTAAATGTCTGCAGATAACAAAGAGTTCCCTATTCCCTTTGAGGAATCGCGCCGCGGTGCCCGCTCTGACCATGATGAAAAGTCTTCACTAGGCAGGCTGGGGCGCTACTTAGGGGCTCGAGCCATAGATAAACCAACAATTGGGGATGGACGTCGCGGCAGGCGTGGCAGGGGCGGTTTCGACATCCCTACAGGCGGCAAACCAGGCACGCGCAAGCCGACGGGCTCCCGAAGGGACGTGGACGGAGACGGGTGGGCAGACGAGGGAACCACCAAGCCGGTCTGGGTTGGTGTTGATACACCAGAAAAAAATGAAAGCGTTAGTTTTTTTACTAAAAAAGGAACTGAATCCCCCGACGGGGCAAGCAAACTTTCTTCTGGGAAAAAGTATCAAGAGATAGTCGATTCTCAGCCGCCATTGACCGAAGATAAAAACCAATCAATATCAAAGTTTGTCGACAAGCTTGATGCTGAGGAATTTAAAAAAGAAGACGTCTACACACTAGACACCAGGCTGCCGCCACCACTGCCTCCCGGCATGCCTGAACCAAAGCCAAGAAAGATACTTCAGGACGACGAAGCAAGAACATCAAAAAAAGAAGAGCTTCGTGATTTATTGGCCGAAGTGTTCAGCGGCGAACTGACCCTAGACGACGACATTGTTATCACATCAAACGACGGCAAAAAAATAAACATAGGCAATCGAGTTTTGATAGAAGCTCTACCAAGCTCGTCTTATGGACCAGCCGTCAAGGTGGGGAAGGTTTCCGATACAGACATCGCAGACCAAGATGAATTACAAATGTTCGACAAGAACATGGAAAGAGATGATTTACTCACAGAAGTAAATCTCTATTTCAGAATCAAACCACTCCCCGAGTACAACGAAGCGCTTCTCAGTGTTTTTGATGAGCTAGATAAAAAAAGATATGTCTCCGAAAAAGATGGGACGCCATCTCTAGCAACTGCATACAGAGGGTTTGTCAGAATAACAGGGGAAGACAAAGACATACGAATGGTCTCCCATGATTCGTTTTATATTACAAAAAACGCCCAAGGGCAAGGCTTGGGTTCTGCGTTTAATGCCAGGAATGAGCAAATATACAAAGAACTTGGCGTTCGCTCAATATTTACATACGGTGCATCAGATGGTACTTCTATAGGTGCAGTTCATTGGCCTAAGAATGGTTTCTCGTGGGGCGGAGAAACAGATAAACAGAAGTTCTTAGAGATAATCGACGAAGCAATTACAAATAAACCAGAACTATTCTCTGAAGAAGATAGAAAAAAAATATCTTCGTTGTATACGAAAGATAAAGACACTGGTCTTTTTGAAACAGACGCAACAGCAGAAGAACTTGTCGACTTCCCTAAGGCGTATGAAGTTTTTGCGGATGCAAAAGCGAACCTCTTCTACACAAGACCACTACGAGAGATGGCCGGAGCTTCTTCCAGTAGAGGTAGTTCGTCCCGCCTATCTTCCGGCAGGGACGGTTCTCCGCGGCCTCCAAGGTATCCAAGAACTCCAACTCTTGGCTCAATGCTTGGTGAGGCGGACGAATATTTCTCAGACGTTGAATCGTGGGAAGAGTTCAAGGAGCTCTACGATGGACGCGAAATTGTATTCTTTGACTACGAAACAACTGGCCTTGTATTTGACGAGTTCGGCAGAGATATAAGCAAGGGAGCTCCAGTTCAGTTTGGTGCCGTAAAGATTAAAGACGGCAAAGAGGTCGGAAGAATAAACATCTTCATGAACCCAGCAGAGCCGCTAGGGGAGTGGTCGCGCAATAACCTTAAAGATATTGACGGAAATCCCCTTACGGATGAATGGCTTTCCAGTCAAGTTTCTATTGCAGAGGCGCATCAACAATTAATAGATTTTGCCGGACCAGATGCGTTATTTGGTGTACAAAATGCGACGTTCGATAAAACAGTTCTAGACAGCGCACTAGAGGCAATGGGGGTCGACTGGAGACCAGCAGGATACCTAGACACACGCGAGATTGCGGCACTCACGCTCCCACGCTGGAACCCGGAGACTGAAGATGGACCGTTCATGCTGGACAGAGATGGAAACAAAATCCCGTCCTCCAGTCTTGCAGCAATAACTGAGTATTTAGGTGTTGAGCTTGGCGATGGCCACCATAACGCTGATGTCGATGCATTCGCTACTAGCGAAGTAATGCGCAAAATGATTGATGGCGCGATTAAAAATGGATGGTCCAAAGATGTACTGTCTAAAGAAAAACGAGATAAGCGCCACGACGAGATAGTCGCAAAATTTAATGCAGAAGTAGAAAAGTTCGAACAGGAAAAAGAAAGCTTTTTATCTAGTAGTAAACTTTCGTCTGGTCGAAACAGGCCAGTCATACAAATGCGCCCAACACCTGAAAGGCGAGAGCCAGAACCTGGTAAAAGAGGAGTGAGGGCGTACGGTCAGCCAGATGCGTCCGGCAGAGAGGTCCGCAAGGATTCTTCTAAATGGCTTTCGGGCATGACTCCGGACGAGATATCCCGTGTTGTTGTCCCAACAAACCATGAAGAGCATTTTGAGATGTGGGCCGACGACATGGCTGGAGAAGCATGGCGCACAAATAGAAAATGGCGCAAGTTTCTTAAGAACTACTACGACCAATTAAGTAAAGACAAGAACAATTTGGCGGTCGACTATTCACCTGAGTCGGTAAAAGCAACTCAAGAACTAGTCCGAGGGATGCTCGACTCTTCGCCTCAAATGCTTTGGATGTTCCAGAATTTTGGTTCACCGATGATTGTTCCGTTTACTCGTGACGCAATGGCGGAGTACGAAAATCGCCCTGA